CGGACATCGCCTGGGTTATGCGCCCCACCACGTTTGGTAACATTGCCAGCATCACTGGCAACTACCGGCTCTATGGCGAGCAGCAGGCAGGTACTATGCTATCTCGCACCATGCGTGAGTTGATGGGCTATCCTGTCCACTACTCCAACAAAGCCGCGGCGACCGCCGCGTCTGCCAAAGATGTTTATTTTGGTAATTGGGATTTCGTGGGCTACCGCGAAGCGCCAGACCTGCGCTTCATCCAGGACCCGTACAGCGTGGATGGCCTGGTCGTGCTGAAGTACAGCTTCCGCGCTGTCTATGGCGTTTTGCAGGCGGGCGCGGTTGGTTACGGGGTTCATCCGAGCGCGTAATGTTGCGAGTGATGGTGTTTACGCCCTACGGGCCGCGATTGGAACCGGAAACGGTGCAGGCTGTATTGGCGCTGCGCTGGTCTGGTCCGCTGCGTATCCTCATGCAGCGGGATAACCCCCATGGCGGCGACGGGCGTAAAAACATCCTACACCAATACGCGCAGGCGCGTGCCCTCTTTCTGGCCGGCAATGATGACGCTATGTTAACCATCGAATCTGACATTATTCCGCCGCCAGACACGCTGAAGCGGCTGGCGGCGCTAGATGCTGATGTGGCGTATGGCGTCTATCGTTTTCGCGTATCCGACGTGGTGAACATCTTCGAGCGTTACCCAGGCAGCCCGCGTAACGAGGGCGAATCGCTGAGCGTGTGGCCGGCGCGCCTGGCTGCCGCGCGGCGGGCAGGTATTACGCCATGCAGCGGCGGCGGCCTGGGCTGTGCGCTGATTCACCGTCACGTGTTAGATCAGCTACCGTTCCGGCTGGAAGATACCGCCCACTGTGATACCTACTTCAATCGGGATGTGCTGCGCGGCGGCTATCGCCAGATGGCAGATATGGGCGTTATCTGTGGGCATAAGTCGGAAACAGGAGAGATTCTGTGGCCGTCTTTTTAGAGATTCTCACGCGCTGCTTTCGACGGCCTACGCTGCTGGCGGTCAACCAGGCCAGCCTGGACGCGCTCACGGATGACGACTGGCAGCAAACGCTGCTGGTTGATGAACGTGGGCGGGGCATTGCCTGGACACACCGATTCTTTGCCGAATATGCGCCGCAATTGGACGGGGAATATATCTGGATTCTGGATGATGATGACCAGTGCATCTATCCTGACCTGGTGCATGACCTGAAGGCGATTGTCCAGGCGCATGACCCTGACGTGATTATGCTGCGCATGAACCATGGCCCGCGCGGGATTTTGCCCCCAGACAATCTGTGGCGCGTGCGTCCCCGCTGTGGCCTGGTGGGATGCAGCGCATATGTGGTGCGGCGCTCTGTATGGCAGGCCCATGCCAGCGCCTGGTGGAGTGGGCGCTATACCAGCGACTATGACTTCATCAATGCCGTCTGGAAGAGCAACGCTTCATTTCACTGGCATAATGTGATCGCCAGCGCCGTGCAGCAGATTGGATTAGGGCAACCGGAGAAGGTGACACCATGAGAGTGATAGCGCTTCGTTCATTCGTGGCAATCGTCAATGGGACTAAATACCGCGTGTCAGAGGGCGACGAGCTAGAGATGCCGGTCAATGCCGACTGGCTGACTGCCGGCCTGGTCGTGGCGTTGCCTGACGCGCCACAGGAAGCGGCGGTCATGCCGGTACAGGAAACCGCCGTCATGCCGCGCGTGGTCAAGCGGGGGCGACGCACAACAAAATGACGCTGCGTTTGAAGCTGATCACCGCCCCGGCAGATGAACCGGTGGAACTGGTTACTGAGGTCAAGCCCCATTGTAGGGTGGAAATCAACGATGATGACGCCCTGCTGCTCATCTACATGGCGGCTGCGCGCGAATGGGCTGAGGATTTTCGCCGCCAGAGTTTCATTACGCAGACGTGGGAAATCTACTTCGATACTTGGCCCACGCTGCCTGTGGAACTGCCGCGCGGCACCGTGCAGTCCATCACCCACATCAAATACACCGACGTGGATGGTAATGAATCCACCTTCAGCAGCGACAATTACCTGCTGGATGCCGTGAGCGAGCCGGCGCGCCTGACGTTGAAATCTACGGCAAGCTGGCCCACGGTTGAATTGCGCGAACTGAATGGGGTCTATGTGCGCTACGTCGCCGGCTACGGCGATGCCCCCAGCGACGTGCCCCAGAGCGTGCGCCAGGCGATTCTACTGCTCACGGGGCATCTGTATGAAAATCGTGAACAATCCGTCGCAGAGGCGCTGCGTGACATTCCCTTCGGCGTGCAGGCGCTGCTGCGACCCAGACGGGTATTGAGGTTCTAATGGCAACGTTATCAGCACAAACTATTGTCGTGACGGGATTGGCGCCATCGTTTGCCGCCGTCGCCGCCGGTGGGGATGAATTCCCCAATGATGGCAACACATATGTGGAGATCATCAACAGCAGCGGCGCCAACAGTTACACCATCACGTTCACCACGCCGGCGACGTTTGAGGGCGTGGCGGTGGACAATCCGACAGTGACGATTGGCACCAGCGCCCGCAAGAAGATCGGCCCGTTCCCCATTCGCGCCTTCAACAATGCCAACAATCGCGTGGCATTGGCGTATACCGGCAGCGATCCGGCTACCGATTTGACTATTGGCGTGTTTAAGGGGGTTTAATGCGCGCGGGCAAATTGCGGCATCGTATCGCTATTCAGACGCCCACCACGCCCAGCACAGCCTATGGTAAGGGCATCGAGGCCACATGGGCCACGGTGGACACGCGATGGGGGCAAATACGCCCACTATCGGGGCGTGAGTTGCGTTCTGGCGCGGTTATTCAGCCAGAAGAAACGGTGGAAATAACGTTGCGCTACTACGAGGGATTAACGACAGACGGTTACCGCCTGGTTCATGGTAGCACCATCTACGACATTCTCTCTATCCGCAATGTGGATGAGATGAACCGGCAGATGGTGTGCGCCTGTAAGGTACGCGCATGAGAGATTTTGCAGACGACACGGCGCGAATCGCATTGCAATTAGAGCAACTGGATAAGCGGTTGTCTGCTGCCGCCGAAACTGCGCCGCTGGCGGCGGCTAACATTCTGGCTGAATCTGTACGCAGCCGCGCCCCCAGACGCAGCGGCGACCTGGCTAAGAGCGTGGGCGCGGCAGACGTGGGCGCAACACAACAGGGCGCCGGCGTGGCGAAGGTTTATGTCGGCGCGTTCTATGCCTGGTTCTTAGAGTACGGCACGCGCAAAATGAGCGCAAAGCCATTCTTCCGTGTGGGTATCCAGGCTGCTATGAAAGATGCAATCGCCGCCATGCACAACGCCATTACAAAGGCGGATGGCTTATGAGCGACGTGGAAACCCAACTGGTGGCTGCGCTCCTGGCAGACATTGGCATTACCAACCTGGTAAGCGACCGTATCTATCATATTGTGCTGCCAGATGACGCCGCCTATCCCGCGCTCAGCTATAACGTCATTTATGAGCAACCACTAGCCAGCGGCAATTGTCGCCAGGCGCGCATTCAATGCACGGCCTGGGCAGAAACTTTTCCAGGCGTGAAGGGCGTCAAAAACGCGCTGATCGCCTTTTCCAATGGGCAGCCCAACGCCAGCTATCTGGTAGGGCCCGACCTGTATGATGAGGAATCGCAGCGTTATCACCAGCCGGTAGACCTCATTCTGTTTTTGAGAGGAGACTAATATGACAGATTTAGGCGTGGGCAATGCAGCCCAACTCACATTTGGCGGGACGGAATACCATTGTGTCACTCGCTTCTCCTGGTCTGGCTCGGTGCAGGAGGCAGTCGTGCAGTGCAGCAGCAGCACAGGCGGGCAGACGCGCCGCGCCGCTGGCCCGGCAAATGACCAATTTTCATTTGACATCGCGCTCGATGCCGGCAACACCGCCGTAGCAATCGCTCTGAAACGTGGCGAGACGGGCGCATTTGAATTCCACCCCGAAGGCGACACCGCCACGTACCTGGAATTCACGGCCACCAATGCTGTCATTTTGCAGAGCAACCTTGCCGGCGGGCCTGGGCAGCCTAACATGCTCAGCCTGACAATCGGCATTGACGGAGATCTCACCGTACAGGCGGCAGTGTAGTATGTCTTTCGTCATCATTTCAGATTTACGCCAGCGGCATCTTGAAGGCTATACGCGGGCGATCCGCGATTTTCGCCCGCCCAATTGGGACGGCGACAACATCACCAATCTGCCCCTGCCAGAATATTGCGGCATATCCGTGCGCGCCGCAGTTAAGGCAGGCTGGTTTGGCGATAGCGTCACGCCAGAGGATGTAGGCGAGCTAACCGGCCATGAGACCATTACCCTGGCTGGCGACATTCTGGATGCCTACAACGCCGCCAACAGACCCCCTGACGCAAAAAACTAGAACGGGCGGCGGCATTAGCGGCTGACGGCGGGCCGCCGCCGCCCGATCTGGTTATGGCCTGGCACTGCCGCCGCTGGAATGCGTTACCTGAGGCTGGCGGATTGCTGGACCAGCCCGCAGGATTACTGCTACGTATGGCGATTGCCCTGAATGCCTATGATGCTATGGACGCATTTAACCGATTTCCGCCGGGACAGGGGGCCACGTGGGTG